AAGATCCTGTATAGCTCTCTTATGATTGCTTGGGCTGAAGATTTTAAAGTATCTTTAAAACTTTTTGATCCTTCTATTGCGCTCATAAAAACATCTTCAAAAGCAGATTCTAAAGTAGAGGCCATAGAGTCTAGATCTTTCAAAGCTTCATTCATTAACTTTACTTCAGCAGTAGCTTTCTTAACATCAGCTGGATCTATCGGTGAAAAGCCTGTACCTTTGCTATTTCTTGCTTTTTCCATTTTCATAATTAATTGTGTTCGCGCTTCTTCTTGGTCTAGCAATTTCATTCTTTCATCTTGGACACCAGCAAGCTTTATTTCCGCGACAACTAGATTATCTATCATAATTTGCTTTTTCTTATTGAAATTTTCTTCAGTATCAAAAGCAGCTTTTTTAAATTTCTCAATCGCCTGACGTTTTTTTAAAACTTTTTCTTCTAACTTAAGTTCTTGTTCGTACAGTGAATCCATTCTTGCTTTGTCAGTCATTTGAAAAATAGCGTCAAAAGCTTCTAGCGCTGTTAAAGCAAACTTTGAAAACTGCTTACCCATAGCGTCCAGAATTTCATCCATTCGCCTACGCATTTCAACTCCAGCTAATACTGTATCATTAGATAATACTAGCCCAAGCTCTCTAGCTCTTTCTGACATTTCACCCATTGCTTTGGCGTTATCTTGAAACAACGGAACAAGTAATGTTGCATCACTAGCAAGCGCTTCCATAAAGAATGTCATTTCTTGCTGGTTTACGTTTGCATCTTCTAAAGCTTTTACATAAAGCGCTAGACCTTCATCTGAACTTAGCCCCTTAAAAGCGTCAGCAGTCAGCCCAACTTTAGGAGCGATCTGCTCAAAGAAGTCTACAGCGCCACCACCGCCAGTTTGGAAAAAGTCAGCAAACTTGTCGTTTGTGTCTTTAAGTATGTCTGCAAGTTTTTCCTGAGAAACGCCAAAGTTTGCAGCCGCAAAAGACATTTCTTGGAAGCGCTCAACATTCACGCCAGCAAGGGTTGAAAGATTTGTAATTTCTTTTGACGTTTGTGTAGCGTTATCAATCATTCTTTGAAAGCCAACACTGATAGCACCAACCGATAACAAGCCGCCAAGCTTACCAGCAGAGATACTAAGCTTATCCATAGCTTTAGTTGTTTGGTTTAAATTAGTCTTAGACTTATGTGCAAATCTTTGGATCTTTTTATTTGCACGATCCATAGCCTTATTAAATTCACGATCTTTTGCAGAAAGTATAATATTTAATTCTTCTGCACTAATCGCCATTTATCCGTACTTCCTTGCTAGTTCTTTTGCCTCTTCTAGAGAGGGTGCATTTTTGCCAGCCCTGTTTGGGCTATGCGCTTTTTGCCAACCATCGAAAACAATAAAAACGTCTTTAGGTATCATGTCCCTAATTTCGTCAGGCTTTAATCCAGCTACTATTCCGTTTGCTATTATTTTACGGACTTCAAGCCTTGTTTGCTTTTGCGTGTAACTTTTTTTTTAGGCTCTGAAGCAAATGCGTCAGGCATAAACGCAATACCTAAAACAGCCTGAGCAATTTGGTAGAGCCGCAAATAATCAGCTGGGGAGCAATCTTCAATTATTGCATCAGCTTCTTGATCTTTTAAACCACCACCAACTAAGCCTAATGCTAAAAGATCTTTTATTTCTGTTGAAGTTGGTTTTCTACTGCGCTCAAAAAAGCTATCCCAAAATTCAAAAACGCCTCTATGCTTATCCTCAAATCTTTCGATCTCTTTAATTCTCAGAACAAACGTGTAGCTAATGCCGCCAAGCTCCTCAACTAAACCCCCTCTAGGGGCTTCAGCGGTAATAGCCATTATGCAGCAGTAAACGTTACAGCACCGTTACTTTCAAGACTTGTTGAGAACGTAACTCCACCTTCTGTTTCTCCACCAAACTCCAAAGACGTTACCCTAAAGTTCCCAGCATATGTTCCAAAGTCAGGTACAAGAATTTGACAATTCATTGCTGGATCAGATTGCATTGCTACAGTGTTTAATCTAGCCTCAGCTGTCTCATCTAGAAAAACTCCATCAGCAGATAAGCTAACAGACTTCAGCCCGTTTAAGCTTGAAGCAAACAGCGCTCCAGCTGGCGAACTTGCGTCAGGGGTTGTTACATCAATTGCACTGTTATTGATTGTAATTGTCTTAGAGTTTAGCCCAGCTAAAGAAGTAAATACCTCTGAGCCGCCACCGTCACCGACTTTTAATAATAGTGCTCTACCTAGTTGTTTAGCCATAGTAAAAACTCCTTATCAGGCTGTTTGAATATTTGCGTTAAAAAGAATTGAGCCTTTATGCCCTCTATCATCAGTATTCTTTTCAACCATGTAATTTTCGCAACGTAGATCTATAAGATGGAAACCCGTTAAACTTACGTTTGTTTCTTGTCGATGAAGCGCTGTCCGGACAGCTTCTAAAATTCTTGTAGCTTCTACACGTCCAGTTGTTTGACTAAACGCCTCAATAAATAATGTTACCTCTGCTCCAATACTTCCGTCTGTATCGTCAGCGCGTGGAACAATACCGCCAAACCTTATAAACGGATACGTTACGGGGGTAGGGGCTTCATCATAAATTCTATCAGATACAAGAGCAGTTGTAGAACTATCAGCTGATAACCTTGTCCTTACCGCCTTTTGTAATTCTAATGCAAAACCATTACTCATTTTAAACCGTTTTCTTTTGCAGCTTTGTTAATTGCACGTTTAATTTTTCGCATATGTTTTTTACCCAACAGCAACCAAGTTGTCCTAATAAAACTATGTGGTTTAGTTGTACCCGTAGTTTTAAACTTACCCGACAATCTGGGCTGTCTAGTCCGACTTGTGTATTGTCTTCCAAATTCTATAGACAGAGCCTTAATCTGATCTTTTGCTGTCGCTGGTGCAGCTTCTACAGACCCAACAAAACTATTCTTTCTAAACTCAAACTTGGCATGTATGCCGCGCCTTAATGCGCCAGTATCACTTGGGGCAAACGCTCTTGCTTTTGCAACACCCTCTAGCGTTGAACTGCGTACTGCATCGCCTATTAATTTTCGTTGCCGCCTTGGATATTTTTTAATATTTGCTGAAAGTTTTTCAACCTCAACCTTCAAGCTGCAACTCCTTTTTCTAAAACAAACAATGTAATATCGTTTTTAGCTGTAGGGCTTGTTATCGACTTAATAGCCCAGATTGTATTTCTAGCAATCACACGATCTGACAAGGTGATTGTGTTTACTGTGCTGTCTGTCCTGACGCGCATATTTGCTTTTGCTACATCTTCAAACGCGCCTGTTTCATCGTTCATAGTACCAGAGCGCTCTACAATCTCAGCAAAACGGCTGATAAGATCTGACCAGCTGTCTTGTGTTACATTGCCAAAGTCATCAGCAGTTGCTGACATTCTTTGAAACCTGACACGATCTCTGAAGAGTCCAGACCTAGCCAACCCACGAACTCCGTTCCATTGCTATTAGCTGCTCAACGCCAAAAGGTAGAGTTTTGGATATTGTTCCTATAAGTTCGTTTTCACGATTTTCATAATAGTTAGCGACCAGCATTTTTATAGCATGACGCACCGTGTCAGGCACACTTGCCGCTGTGTCACCATAACCAACAACATAGGTTATCTTTATAGCATCATCGCGCTTAAAGGTTACAGGCCAAGAATACCCAGATTTAGGGTATATTGTCTTGTAGCCTTTTGTACCGATTATATAATAATTTGACAGCGTGTCAGTTTGCAAAACGTTGTTTACGTCATAATATTCTATAGAAGTTACAGACTGAACTGGCGTAATACTTAGGTGTACTGTGGTTGCATGAAAATCAACATACTCAGCCCAGGTCTGTGTAATCATTGCTTTACCAAGCATACCCGTGACGTCTAAATACTTTACTGCAACATTTATCAAAGATCCAATAACTTCATCATCGTCACTATGCTCAATACGCATATGACGTTTACACTCAGCAATAGTCACGGGATCTATTGTCGGAGCAGTCACTAACTCTAATCGGTGTTGCAGAGGTAAATTCATTGTTACTCTTTCACAGCTGTCTTTTTCTCAACAACTTGCTTTGTTGCCTTTTCTACTTTTTTCTCTTCAACAATCTCAGCTATACCGCGCTCAACGTATCTTTGCAGAGCGTCAGGGTCATTAATTTCGACAATATCTCCAACACTGTTACTGAAACCAATACCAGCCATAGACTGTAATAATCTTACTTTTGCCATGTTTATATTCCTTAAAAAAAGTGAGGGGGTTGTTTCCCCCTCACACTGCCATTTAAGCTTGGGTTAGTGCTTTGATTGCGCCCGTGTCTGATAGACAACCATCAAAACGGATATAACCTAAAACCCCAACATCAGGAGCAAATCGCTCTCTAAGCACCGTAATGCTTGGAGCGCCTACCTTA